ACATCATCAGGTGGTTGAGTTTTACCAACAGCATTAAAAATTAAATCAGATGAAGTAGTTGATATTTTTAAAGCTGCATTAAATGAAAATACTTTAAACTCATAAGTACCTTTTTGTGAATTTATAATTTCAAAATCAGGTCTAAACACAACTTCACTAACAAAGTTTGAATTATTAAATCTATATTGCACTAAATATTGCGTAACACCTGTCACAGGTTTCCAAGATAATAATATTTTTGAAATAGCTAGAGCATTTACTACAACTATAATTTCTTTTGGTTCACCTAATTCATTTGTAACTCTTAAATTAGATGGTGGATCTACTGGTTGATTTAGCAGAGAAACATTACGATCAGGTAAAGTTATGCTTACATTTTCACTATCAATTGTTGCATATTTAGCTGGCAGATATGTTAAAGCTGTTATTGCGTAATTTATACCATCTTGTTCTTCAACTGTTATTACTCTAAAAGTTTGATGAAATGAAGTCGATTTATGTAACAACCATATACTGTTTATATTAGGTGTCTGTGATAGTGCTGAATCTAAATGTATAACAGAGCCTTGAATACCCTGTGCTGAAGATACGTCTTTTGTTTCAAGCGTTCCATCAGGTAACATGACGCTGCATTTATGGTCAGTACCGCTTCCCATAAACCCACTTAAATCTTGAGTGTTATCAACAGTTATTTGAGTTTTTGCAGTATTTACAGACTTAATTCTTCCAGCTCTTCTAGCCCCGCTTCTTACTGGATCGTTAATTCTAATTACGCTACCAGGTCTAACAATAGCTCCCGCATCAATAGAGGTAGTAAAAGTGACAATTTCAGACTCCTGTTGCTCACTAAATAATATTGCTTTACCTAATCTAAATGCCTGGCCTCTTGATGTACAGGCAAAAGCTTTTACATCTTTTTTTACAATACCTAACTTTGCTATAGCAGCAGCATCTTCTACAACTTCATAATCTATTTCCCTACTATCCATATTAAAATAGCTCACAGAAATTACTGAATGTCTTTGTTTTAAGCTACTGCCAGAATATGAAAAACCGCTTTCACCTACATTTGCCAAGCTAAACAGATAACTTGGATCTGTTGGACTGTCCTGCGTAATAGTTATTGAACCTGTTTGCCATATAGGAAAAGCTCTCATAACACCAGCCAATTCATTAATTAAGGTATAAGCTTCTGTTGTTCCCTGTATATTTACATTGCAACTAAATCGTGCTTCTAAACCTCCTCTAAGATCATCCACCTCTTCATTAGCATATCTACTAGCTGTCACTAAACTAAACAAATCAACATTTTCATATAAATCTGCATCGCTTGGATTTTGTGGATTAAAATTAGGAGCAATGTGCGTTCCAAATCCGTACCTTTCAGTAGTTAAAAGATCAAGAAGTATCATCGCAGGACATGAACACCAAACAGCAGCACCCATAGTTCCATTAAATATATAACCAGGTGGATAAATAATTCTACCTGTTTGTATATCAACAGTAGGTGTTCTTGAAGCTACACTTCCACCTCCTGAACCTGTACCTGGTATTCTTACTTTTACACCACGAATACGAAAAGCTCTTTTAGGAATAGAACTAAACTGTTCAGCATCTAATCTTAAACTTGTGTAGGCACTATTTAAATATCTTTGTTTATCATCAATAATTTCACCAATACTTGTCCAACTAAACTCATCTTTTAAATTATCAGATGTGCTATCTTTAGTTAATCTAACAACTCTAATATTTATAGGAAATGCCGTTTGTGAATCTATTTTAGTTCTATCAAAATTTACACGATATTCTTTTTGGTACTCATCAGCAGTACGGCCTGTGATTGTATCAGGTGGAAAAGCATTATTAAAATTTCCGTTATTATACTGAATTTGTATTTTTAATTTAACAGAGGAACCAAGTAAATCTCCTTGATCTGTAGCCTTTTGCAGTTGTGGAAATGTTATTGTTACTTTTGCAGCATCAACATTAGTATCTGTTATCTGACGAGTGACAGCATTTGCTTCCCCAGAAGCCACCGTTCCCAGAGGATTTTGAGGCTTTGCACCAACAGGAAAAGTTCTTTCACTGCCTACAATTCCAGGAATATGTTGTTGGTTTCCTGTACCTTCTTTAAATGTAAAACCTACATTTTGAAAGTTAAAGTCTCCTGCTCCAGGATTAGTATTACTGGCATTAGAGTTAAGAATAGGAGTATCGTTTAAAAATACATCTTTCAATGCTGCGTTGTTATAAGCTGTAGTTCCTTTTGTCAGTTCTGCTTTTGATGGAGTGGCAAAACCTTCTATTTCACCTTCAGACAATAAATCTTGAATCGTAGCAAATTGTCTACTGTTTAAAGTATCAGGTGCTCTTGTTGGAGTGGGTGGAGTTGGAGGTGAACCACCAGAACCTCTAATAATCTTATTTGTCATCCTGTTACCTGATTAGTGTCAATACCAGCAGAAATAACAACTGATCCTGTTACTATCTCACCATATACTATCGGATGGGAAGTACCAGCCCTTGATGTGTTTTGAATACCAGAAAAGCTAAATGATATTCTTGGATCTTCTTCATTAGTAAATTCTTTTGGCTCAGGTAAAGGAAATAACATTTCAGATACTCCAGTTAATACTAAAGAAGCACCTAAATAAACAGCACTTTTAGCAAGAAAACCTGCTTGTGCAAATCCAAAACCTTTAGCAGAAAAAGATAATGCTGGACTAGCGATAAATGCAACACCTATTAAGGCAGCACCCAATAATATTTTACCTATACCTCTACCACCTGCACCAGTGATAACAGGCACAATGCTTATATCAGATTGTCCTATTGGATCGTGTATCTCAGTCTCATCAATATCATAATTTCCAACAAGCACTTGATAATATCTATCAGCCATATGTGCTTCTAATTTTGGAAAGTTATTTATTAAAAAACTTATAGCATCAGCAGTAGAATTTATTACAGCATCTAATTGTTTATGACCTACAAAGTCAGCTAGTTCTCCATAAAGTTTAACTTTTCTGAGCATAGCGATACCTCTTACCAGTACATTTTAGCAACCATTCAGAGTAAGGCTCTCTACAAGATAGTCTATCTGCTAAATGATGTAAAACCATATCTCCTAGAAAAATAGCTACATGATTTAAAGTTGGATGCAATATCGACATTAACAAGACATCCCCAACTTGTAAATTTTCATCTGGCCTAAGTTCTCTAAAACCTGTTCGCCAAGCATAATCTTCAAATAAAGGGTTTTTTAAAAATTCTTCAGGTGTCATAGACCTCTCATAATCTTTTAAAACAATACCTTTTTCTTTTTTATACCAATCCACTACTAAACTCCAACAATCAGTCACACCCCAAACCCACTGCCTTCCTAGAATATCTGGGACGTAACCGTTTGGGATACATTCACCCCATTGTTCTGTTTTAGGATTAACAATGTACCAAGGTAATTTACTTCGTTCACAGCTAACTTTATCAGCTTCGCTTGGTTCTGGAGGTGTTATTGGGTGGCTATGAATAACAGCAATGATTTCACCTGTATTATCTGCTTTTACATAATCTTCTGGGTCAATAATAAAACACTGATTATCTGTAATTGAAAGATTACGACATGGGTAGTATCGTTCTTTACCTTTTACATTTAATAAAAGCCCACAAGATTCTCTAGGATCTTCACGTTGAGCATGAAGTAATGCTTTATACTTCCAACTCATTGATTAAACGTGCCAATGCTAGGGAATAATGATCTTGTGCATTGTCTTTTGGGTGCTCTTACACCAGCAATATCAAACACTGCTGCTAATTCAAACTCTACAATTTCTCTATTTTCTGTAGCTTTTCTATCCACTGTATATATTTCACGTTTAAATTCTGCTGTAGGATCAGGTGTACCTAATGGATTAGAGTTTCCTGGAAAATTTACAGCATCAAGAAATCTTGCCATTGTTCTTATTCTTGTAACAGTAGCACCAGTTAGATCATTACCTACAGTAACTAAATTAACAGCTTCCAGAATTGATGACATAAGCCCTGTAGTATTGCTTACAATAAGTTTAGGTCTTGGTAGTTGCCCACGTTGAAAAGCAAAACCTTCTGCAGTTACAGGAAATCTAAGATAAGATTTACCAGCCCAAACTATTTCACCGTTTGCATTAAGATTTGATCCTGCGTGAAATCGGTAAATATTATTTTCATTATTAGAAGAAGGTAAACCAGAACTTGTTCCATGTAAACTTGTAACTAACTGAAGAACAAATAATTCTATTATTGCAGAAGGATTTATTTTTTGTATCTCACTGAAAACAGGAGCAGTACTCATGGTTCAAACACCTCCCTAAATGTTGCCTGTATTGTTGCTCTGTTTAAATATGGAATCGATTTATTCCATGTTTCGCATACAAATTTAGATGAACTAGCCTCTCCTGGTGGAGTAAAATCAAAGCTTTCTGTTCCTGCTCTTGCATCTAAAAAGTTTTCTATTTGATCTGCTTGAGTTTCAGAAACATTAAAAGTTAAATTAAAAAATTTTGGATTTTGATGTTGAGCTAATCCAAATAATATTCTGTGTTCATATCCATCAGCAAAACGAACTGTTCTAGTATTTGGTGCGGATCTTTTTTGTTGTCCGTATGTTGGTTTTATACCTAAATTATCAAAGTTAGCCATTATGCAAGTAAACCTCCAGGTCTTTTTTGTTGTAATAATTCAGATTGTACCGCTACAGATATAAGACGACCAAGCTCTCTACCTTTTTGTTCATCGCCTTCAACAGAAGAACCAGTAGCATCTACGTTTACAACTACATTTGTAGACCCTCCAAGTTCATGGTTAGGAATTATAGTTCCTGCCTTATCAGGTACAAATAATTCTGGTCCTCTTTCTCCTACGATTGAGGCTCTACCTACAGGAGGTCGACCACCATTTGCAAATCCAGGTATGCCTATAGCTCCTAATAAAGAATTAACACCGAACTGTAAAAGTGATCTTTGTATCTGAGCAAAGACACTATTAGCAACTTCTCCAAGAGTTTTAGTTCCTTGTATTGCACCTTCAAGAGCATCAACTATTCCTGTTTCTATTGCTGATCCTATTTGTTGATATAGTGCTTCTGCTTTTTCTAAATTGCTTATTTGTTTTAATTGTTTTTCTAAGTCATCGTCACTCAAATCAGTTCCTTTTTTTCTAAAGTCGGCTATTTTTCTTTCAAGCTCTGCTCTTTCTCTACCCACTTCTAAGGATCTATTAAGAAAGTCTATACGCTCTTGTAAACTAGCTGCAATAGTTGGATCGCTTGATGTAGTAAATGCACTTGCTCCTCCTCCGATACCTTCATTCAATGCTTGAGCTATCGTATTTGCTTTTCCTTCTACAGTCAATTCTGTACCTATCTTTTTACCCCGTCTTAACTTGTCGGTCCTGTTTCCAGAAGCTATTTCATCAAATCTTTTTAAATCAGCACCAGATAAAGACTCCCTAAAGTTTTTAAATTGTGAAGGAACAGTAAATGTTTTTAATATTGTGTTTAAAGCATTTACAGCAGGAAGAATTACTTTAGCTAATACTGCTTGTAAAGACGCACCTAATTGTCCAAATGTTCTAGCTAATTCTTTTGAAGATTTACCTAATGCTTGTACTCTTTGCAATCCATCTTTTCCAAGGGTTATGGTTAGTTCTTGAGTGAGTAACTTAGCTAATTCCTCTTGTTTACCTAATTTTTTAAGTGCCTCTGCTCTTTTTTCAGTTGCCTCACTGCTAAATAGTGATCTTTCTGTGACAGTAGCTAATGCTCCATCTACATCTTGTAGTCCTTTTCCAAGTTCTATAACACCGTTTATAGTGTTGGATATTGATTGAACTGCTGCTGTGGCTGCAATACCTCCCGCAAATCCACCCATTTGCCCAAACATTCCACCGATACCCCCGCCAAGACCGCCAGCCAATGCTCCGATTGGTCCTTGACCAAACAGTAACGGAAAGCCTCCACTTATAAGAGCACTTTGTCTATCAAATCTTCTAAGTAAATTTCCTCTAGTATTCGGACTTGATCCTGCTGGACCCTGTAATAATTTTCCAGTTCGCTTATCGAAGTTAAGACCCATACTAAGAGTTGGAGGCATTGCTGGGCCTTGCATTGGTGCTAATTGTGGTCCATATTGAGCCGCCGTGAATCCAGTACTTCCTCCAGCCAACATTTTATTTTTTAAACCTGCCTGTTTTGATAACTCTTTAGTTGTTTCTCTTTCGGCTTTTAATTCCGCTACAGCCAATTTTCTTTGCAACTCTGCCGATTTAAATAGTTTTTTGTTATCTAATACAGCAGCCCTTCGTAAATGTGCTCTAGCTTTATCAACTTTTAATCCTTGTGATTCTGCCTTATTTATTAAATCACCTACTTTACGGGTTTGGATCATAGATGCCCGTTGAGCATCTTGCATTTTTAATTTCTTTTCTTCTAATTTCTGTGTCTGAGCAGATATTTTTAATGGCTGTGCTAAGTTCTTTCTAAAATCCGATACTCTTTTTTCTAGCGTTTTTAGCTTACCCTCTACTTTTGAGGTATCTAAGGTTATATTTACGCTGTAATTTGAACCAGCCACCAAAAAATTAGTCAGATACTAAAAGTTTAGCGTACCTTACGCATTTGAGCTTGTTTTCGTGCGTTATCGTATGCTTTTTTCTCTTGTTCAGCTTTTATTTCAAAGTATGCGTTCCAAGCAAACAATTCTTGGGTAGACATCTTTTCTCGTATTTCTTTGTGTGTATAACCTAGTTTTTCCGCTATAAAAAATTGTAAAAATACGAAACTATCTTTTTCTAACTTAGCTTTTTACGGCATCGGGGCTTTCCTCCTCGCCCACTCCCTGCATCTTAGTCATTATGTCTAGTAAAACAGATAGGGGTATTTCTCTTCTAAGTGCTGGTAAATCTCCTGCTGTAAACATTTTTACACCTGATTCATCTTCGGCTTTTGTAACAATAACCTGTAGTGCGAAGTCAAGACTTCCTTCATCTTGGCCCTTGTTCATAGCTATTAGTGTACTGTTTATAGTGTCTCTATCGGCTATTGTAAGAGGTGTCCAAAATATTTTAAGGACAAGCTCATCTCCCTTAAAAACTGAGTAACTACTACGTTCTTCAACACTGAAAGCCTGTTTCAGTTTGTCGATTGCTCTTACTGGTGTCATAAAAATTTGTATTTATTCTTGTAGTATAACTCAACCGTAGACACTCGGCATATTACTTGTAAATCTTTTGCTCGTTCCAATAAATGCAACATTTACATCAGATAATATTACTTTGTTTTTTGTGTATATTCTGTACCAATGCGGAGTGTAGGTAAAAGTTAAAGGACTTTTTGCTGTTCTTCCTACATCTTCGTAAGCTATTATTCCCAAACCGTTTACAGGAATTTTTGCGTTTTTATTATTTATAGTAAATCCTGCGTAATTTATCTCGTTTCCTATGTAGACAGGTTGAGCTAAAGATGTAAATACTGATTTTTTCTTTACAGGTATTCGGGCTGTTGGTTTAGGAACTGGACCGCCTACTTTAGAGCCTAACTCAAATCTAAACTTACCAACTCTTTTAGTTACCACTTTTGTGGGTTGTACTGGAGTTGTGGATATTTTCCAGCTTTTAGCAGAGCTACCTGTCCACCAAGGAGCGAAAAATTGCAATTTGTAAGCTATTTCAGCAGCAGCACTTTTCTTTGCTTTCAATATGTGATCTTCAAGATCCTTTGTTAAAAATGATAT